ATGCTTTTCCAGTGAACGCTTGCATACTTGGTATGCAACGTCTTCCCGGCTGTCCCAACCAATAAAGATTTTCATGTCTTCTTGATCCCCTGTGCGAGAGCGAAAAACTTCTCCAATTTTTGCACGGTGATTTCCGTGCTGCTCGTTCCGAATACGATCCCGGCTTTCTCTGCAAGTTTGATCACGTTATATAACTCGCCGCCTTCCAGCGAACGGGCGCACTCTTCGCAATGTGTTTTCCTACGCAGCCTTGGGTAAAGGTTGCAGTAGTCACAAGTCAGTTCCTTGTCCATCCACTGCCAGCCAAAACATATCCGCATCATGGCGCGGTGGAATGCGTGGGGTTTACGGGTTACTCCAAACTGCTGGACACCCTCTGCCCCCGGCAGTAGCCAACGGCCTAGTTCTTTCTTCTGATGCACAGATGTCATTTGCTTTCTCCCCTCATACTTTCATGTCTTTGCTAATCATGGCTCTTGCACCCATCTTGCGTCTGTACTTTTCAACTGTCTCACCTCAGTTTCCAGTTCTTCAATGCGAGACACGTACCATCTGATTCGCTCACGCATCTCGCGTATCTCTCTCTTGTAGTCGGTCGAAGTGTGAGTCATACGATCCCACTCACGATCCCAATCGTCATCTGTATTTTTCATACACCCTCAAATAGTTTCTTACGGCTTGGCCCCTTGTAATGGACGATCTTAGCATCGTCATGCTTGTGTTCCGGTAAGCATCCATAAACTGATTCTGGTGCTTCCGCGCATCCGTACTTTTCTGCGTAGATACGCAGTGCTTCTTGATCGCCGTACCATTTCTTAAATTTCGGCTCTAGGCTGTTGAAGATAGACAGAATGTCTGCCCACACACCACCGTCTCGCGTAGCCACCATGCAACCCACATAAGGGTAAATATCTCCGATGGACTTGCCCTCGTATTCATCAAAGCGCAGCCCACGTTGCTCTATGTTGAACTTGTCATCGCCGTTGAACGACCGGCGGCAAAACGCAACTTGCGTCCCGCTCAGTATTTCTTCTACATCAATCTCGCTCTGGATGATCATGTCGGTATCGACATAAATGGCGGGGCGGTCGAGTTTCAGATTGGTGTATGCCATGGTACGGGCATACATAAGATTGTCGGTATCAATCTCCGTCTCGTAGCGATCAGTGATGCCCATGACATCTGGCGTAGAACTGTCTGTACACATGATGATGTCTGCGTCGGGGTTATGACGCAGGACGGACTTGACCATCTTCTGCGGGTAGGAAATGTCCTTGCCCACGTGGAAGAAAACGAAAGTCTGGCGTCGTCGTTGGCGTTCACCCAACATCACTTCAAGTTCTTCTTGGACTTGGCTCAACTGCAAGTCCCACGGCGCGTTCATGTTCTCGCGTTGGAAGATTTTGACACCGGAGTACCAGAGGCTTTCGTTGCCCACACGGTTGTTCCAGTACCAGAGTTTGTTGGCATCAAGAAGTAGAACATCCTTGCCCATCGCCCCTGCCAGATGCACGTTCGCGCACGAGGGCGAGATGATTACGGTACATATCTCCATGAGCGCAGCGACATTCTCCATGTCAAAAAAGGTATCGATGTGCGTGGTGATGAGACTTGGATGAAACCCATCGCCGTCTCTCTGTGAGTCCCCGTACTGTAAGTTGATGAACTTCAAATGCGGCTTGTCCAGTATCGGACGGAACGCTTCAAGCGGCACAGACTTGTGACCGCCGATGATCGGCGCGGTGCTTGTCCACGTAAGCCCTACAACGAAATCACCTTCGTGGAATCCATACTCTTTACGGAGCATAGCCACGCGCTCTGGATCGGCCTTGATGTAGCCAAACGTCACGCTCGGCGCGATATCTCGGACTGAGTTAATGAAGTATTTACCCAGAGAGGCAATCGGTATGTGCGAGTCGTGTTCGCTCATCTTCACTCGTGAGTTGTGTGAGATGAACTTGACGTTCTTCGCCTTGCACCCACGCTGAAAGAGGTTAGCCACGCGCAGGTCGATCATCACCGTGATCTCGTCTACTTCCTTGGCTAACTTTTCAATCAAAGACCCGTAAAGAATCTGATCACCGATGCCCTGCTCACACCAGATGATCGGGCGGCGTAGCCCCTTGCCACGCTCCCACTGCGGGTGCTTGGTGTGAAGTTTGGGAGACTTGAAAGACTTACTTCCCCATCGCCGCTCGTAGCCTTCCCAACCCTTTTTGAAGTCACCCATCTGCAGGGCTAGAAGTCCAACAGTCCATCCTGCATCGTCGTTGTGCGGCTCCAGTTGGGTAGCGATTTCAAAATGCTGCCGTGCTAGTTCCCAACGGTGCATCTCCCAATGGCATCGCCCAATCTGCAACTCGACTGCCGTGAGAATTGGTAGAGTGATGTGTACGTTAGTCAGAAGGCCAATAGCCTCGTCGTACTTGCCGCTCTCGGCCTCCTCAAGCCCCTTCTTGTAGATGGTCTGTGCAAACTCCGGTAGGGTCTGCGGCTTGTTGTTCTCGCTCACCAGTATTCTCTCCCTGTCCCACGCTTCGCCGCCCACTCTGGATTAGGCACGTGCGCCCACTCTCGGTGTGCCTCGGCTTTACGCCGTCTCCACCAATCGGTAAATGCACGGATCATGTGGCCTCCTGCGGTACGATTTGAACAAGTGAAAGCGGGAGCGATATAGCGGTCTTAGCCTTAGTAAATGTTCTAGGGTAGATCAGCAAGCGCCCCGGCCCCTCCAACATCATCGCGTTGTTCACGCCCTTCTCAATGCCCTCAAAGTCGTCCAACACAAAGACGGTCTTCTCATGGGCAATCTTGGTCAGCGGCTCAAAGTCATCTTGACTCAAGCGGCCATCCAGATAGATGAGATCAACCTTGACTCCCTTATCTGCCAATGTGCGGAACATCTCAACGGATGTCTTTTTGGGGTATTGAAAGAGTAGGTCATCTTCAATAGGGCTGATGTCGATTTCGTTCGACACATCACAGGTATGAATGACGGCGTTGGGCGCCGCCAGTCTCATCGCCAACGTGGATACACCAATGAACGTACCAACTTCGGCAATCACAGCCGGGTCAAAGAACTTGGTCAGACGGTAAACATCTTCAACGTCCTGTTCTTCCAATGACCCGGTTTTGTAATCAGCCTTCAAGCGCAGAGCCTGTTGATGTTCCTGCATCGCAGACAAGTCTTCAAACTCCGCAAGGTATGCGGATTCTGTCTTGGTATCTACGATTTTCCAGAACCACCTAGAGAAACGCTTACGTCCGATTTGCAGGGAGTTCATGCAGCCTCCCGCGCAGAGATTTCACGGTCGAGATACCAACGCGCCTTCTTCAGATCGACAAGCGGGTCGGAGTCCTTCTTACCGGCACGGCTCACGTACTTCACCACGTTGCCCAAGCGATAGTTCAAGTCCTTCGCTTCGATGAAGTCGATAGTCTCAACTCCACCGGCTCTGTAGTGCGGGGGACTATTGACGATATCAAGTTTCTTTTCAGCCGCTTCAAGTTCTTTGATCAGTCTGTCTTTCACGCTCATCGGCTTCAGCAGCGCATCGACTTCCTTCTTCGTAAGGATGGCAGACTTGTAGAGCCGGGTCGCCTTCTTGATGTATTTCTTCTCTACCTTTTGCACCTTGGGATCGGTGCTGCGTTCGGGCATCGCCTTATTTTTCTTTGCTTGCCACTTCACTTGATGCACAAGATTCGGTGACACTTTTAATCGCTTGGCGATTTCTTTGACTTCAACTCCCTTCGCCAATAACTGACGGATACGATCACTCTTACTCATGACTTAACTCCTTGCGTAGGGTCTCTACGTTTGTTTCATCGATCAACAGTGCGACTCCACCCGCTTTGCGGATATCGTCGAGATGCTTCAACTGAAGCGCGGTGGGTTTACCACCGTTGGCCTTACACTCTATGCCAAAAAACTTGCCGTGTAAACACACTAAAAAATCGGGAACCCCGGCGTTCCCGAAACCAGTTCCTATTGGCATGGCGTAATACGCGCCAACATCCGCTAAGATTTGCTTAACACGCTTTTTAACTTTTGCTTCTGGAGTCATATTCTATCCACCAACATCCACTTGCCGCCGCCACCAAAGATGCTGTCCACGCAAGAATTAGCGTCAAGCAACGCTTCAGTCTTAGTTGGAATCAAGCGTTCTGGATCGACGTACTCCACACGCTCCGCACCACCTTCCAGATACATCTTGGTCATCGCCACAGACGCAAGCAATTCCCTACGCATATCATCCGGTATGCTCTGAAATGTCTTGTAGTACTCAATAGGCACAGTAATCGTGCAGTTCTGACCATCACTGCTTACAGCCCATCGGTGGCTCCAATTAGAGTGGTTGGCGTACATCTGCTTAAAGTGTGCGGCACCAACAAAGTAGCCAACGTCGTGTTTGTAGCCAAGTATCCACTTCTCCCGATCAAAGAACTCCGCAAGTCGAGTAGTGTTGAGCGTGGTGTTAGCCGCCACAGAGCGTAGTGAGTTGTACGCTTTATCGATTGCCGTGCGTGTGTCAGACGGAATATCAGCCTCGGCTACGTCGTTGAAATAACGCTTGATCAACCAAACAACAGACTCTGCGTTAATGTGACTAACCGGTGAGTAGTCCACAGGGGCTTGATCTCTGAGTGCGTTTGATACGAGATTGCCCATGTCACTCGCCAAATGATTGTGGAAGTTCACCGCCCTACCCAGTGCCCGATCAAACGTCGCACCGGGGCTAGTTGATGAATTAAGCATACGATTGACCAAGTACATGCACTTGTCAGACGAACCCACGTGCGTCGAGTTACGTGCCGGTGAGTCCGGTGCGTCATACACACAGGCTCGGAACTGCGAACTAGAACTAAACATACCCAGATACGCCACACGCATATTGTTTGCTGTACCAATATGCACAGTTATGGCAGATGAATCGCCACTTACCTGTACGCAACGCAGTCTGGTCTTGGAATAAATCTTCAAGAACGGCATGTACAACGGCGACTGCTTGAGCGCGGTCTGTGCCGTGACCGGCACCCACGGGGCAAACAGATCAGTTGTTGATAACACGGAAGACTTGCTAAATCGTTTAGACATGTCACACCTCTTCTTTTTTCTGATTCTGTGAAAAATCACTCGCCTCAAGTATTGGCAGGGTCAGTGCCGTGCGTAGGCGTTCCAGTACCAGATGCAACTCTTCCATGTCATCGCCTACCAAGCACACCTCTTGCGAGTACCCATCGGCTTTGCCGTTATCGTCGTAGGTAACCTCTGCAAAGAAGTAGCAAACGTCACCCCACGGATCGACAAAGCGGATCACCCTGTTGTTCCAAGTAAATTCAACGCTCATCTTGCACCTCCTCATTTAAAAAGCCATTGATATGTGCCATGTCTGCAACCTCGGCCTCGCTCATGTAATTAATACAAGCCGTGATCACTGTGTCTTTATCCAACATTCCACTCTCGACCATTTCGAGAATTTGGTTCGTTACCGTTCTCCACTCATACACTGTGGTATCCACTTCACACCTCCTCTACTTTGACCATCTTGCCGCCACGGGGCGGCGTGAACCCACGATTACTTGTGACGAGCCACAACGTCGGGCACATCACATCCCACTTCACATCGTCCTCGACATGACCATCCGTGAACACGATCATGCAGTCGGCTTTGTAGTTACGCTCGACCATGTAACTGCTCACGCATGAGACCTCGGTGCCGCCACCGCCCGCTGGCTTGAGCAACTTGGAGATATCGTTGAACATCTCTGGCGTGAACACCTGCTCGCTACGCACCTTCGTGTCCCACCACATCACGCGCAGTGCATCGGGCGAGACCTGCTCACACAATGCTTGCAGTTCAGTCGCAAACTCGTTGAGCAACGACCCGCCGATACTGCCCGACGTATCAATCGCCACCACGATGTCACCCACCTTCTCGCTGATGACACCGGGATTGATGATGTCATCGATGATCAGTCGCTTATCGAACTTGCGGTATGTATGGTCGTCGTTGCCTTGAGCAATGCTAGATACAAACTCACGCAGGGCGGTCGTCCAGTCGATCTCGGGCTGCAATGTCTCGGTGATCGAACGGGGTAACTTCTGGCCGAAACGCGATGCCAACAAGCCGCCTTGGTGGATTGCCTCGTTGACTTGCTCGACATACTCTTTCATCTCCTCTGCCGACATCTGTTCAGCATTGCTCATATCATGATCGTCAAGCGGCTCACCTCGTCCAGTGCCGCCACCGCCACCACCCCCGCCTTGTTCTTCCTCCTGCTCAAGTGCCCGGTAGATTTCGGGGAATGACCAGTTGTGGAACTTGGGGTCGTACAAGCCACCTTTCGGTAACTTGATGAACTCCTTGTCCTTGATGTTCATGATCACATCATTGACTACGTAATCTGCCGCGATGTTGGCGAGTTTCGGGTTCTTCTTCCAATACGGCAGACCACGCACCGTGTGCTTGAAGACTTTGTGCAAGCCCTCGTGCAACTTGAGACCGCGCACCTCCGGCAGCATGAGCGAGTTGAGGAACGCTTCGCCATATCGCTCGTTGACACCATCGGTACACGCAGTCGGTACGTTATCGACCACAGTCGTCTTGCCCATCACCAACACACCGGCATACGCAGATGTCTCTGGGTGACGGATCAGATCGACCGTTGCTTTTTCTAGTTTCTTAATGGCTTCTTGCATGATTGCACCTCGTGATCAGACCAATAACTCCGGGTTGGCTTTCACAAACGCGCTGACCGTTGCGTTGTTCTTGCCCAACTTGTGCAAGCGCGGAGCGTAAATCATCGACACAAAGATCGACTGCAACTCCTTCGTTGTCGCACGTTGCACAAACTGCATCGCACTCGTCATCTCGTCGTTGGTCGTGATGGCATCGACCAGATTGAACATCGTCATAAAGAGCGCAGCGGGTTTCTCCGGTATGCGAACTGCGTCAGGGTCTTTGAATATGTCAGATGGCCTAATTAGATCACTCTCCATGTTGAGGAACGCAGCCATGGACTCTGCTGCGGCTTGACCGACGATGCCGCACATCGCTGCTTTGGCTACGTCAAGTCCAAGCACCTGCCATGTTTTTACAACAGCGTCGTTTTTCTCCAACGAACGGGGCGATACGAACGACACATTGGTCGAGCGCGGGTTGAACACATACGGGTTGCCCGATACGTCCTCTGTCTTGTATGACGCAAACGCTGACGCATTGAGCGAACACCACGCACGGGTCAAGGCACTGATGCCGTTGTCCGTTGCCCACGCCACCCACTGCTTCACCGTGGGGCCACGCATGTTGAGCAAGCCCAGTCGATTGCCAACGTGCGCTTCGATAGTGTCATTCACCCCGTCGCTGACGTAGTTCGACGTACCAAACACAATGCTCCCGTCTGGCAGCGGCTTGTCGCCCAAGTACCGCTCAAGAATCAGTCGAGTGATGAGCGGCTTCAACAACTTGGGCAGTTTGAGCATCTCGTCAATCATGATGACCTTGGGACGCGGGTCGTTGAAGTCGATGAGCGCAGTCGGATACTGCTCCATCGTCTTCGTCTCACGGTCTGGCATATACATTGTCAGATCGTTCTCACGCAGCGTACCGCCGTCGATGTAGACATACTCGCGCTTATCGTCGGGACACTTTTGTTTCGGCTTGCGCCACTTGTCGCCGTTGCGCTCGGCAAGCAACTTCAAGATGGATGTCTTGCCCTGTCCGGGGCTTGACTGGATGACGTACGTCACTGTCTCGCCAGTCAACTCAATGAGCCGTGCGGCTTCGTTGATGTCAACGGATGGGGTGATATTGATCGTCGCTGATTTAGACATGTGTAGTTCCTCGTGTTAATGATTCCACCCACGGGTGGAAAGTGTTATTGACCAAACCCAAACTTCGACAGAATGTCATCGACCTCCGCTTTCACATAGGCACGGGTCGAGTCGTTCTTCTTCAACTCGTCCATGTCTACGTTGATTAAGACACGCTCTAGATCATTGCGTATGGCATCCAAGCGAGAGTCGCCTGCAGGATTGAACTGCTTGAACGTGTCGCAGTACTGCAATGCTTTCTTGAGTGTTTCAGTATGCAAGCGACCGCGACTGACCTTGAGCGAACCGTCTTCACGCTCGACCACGTTCTCGCCGCACGTGTGTGATATCGACCGCATGACATCGACTAGTTGGTGGATTTGTTGGTTGAGCATGTTGTCGATGGTGGACTGGGCTTGCTTGTTGAAGTGATTGGTCAAGTCATCGGCAAGGTCGTGGGCAATCTGCACACGGAAGTCACCCTGCGGCACCTCTGCCGTATACAAAGTCATGGTGAACTTGTCGCGCAGTTCATCGGCAGTGGGGTAGTCCTCACGGCGAAACATCCCGTTGAGTTTGAACGCCATGTCGCTGACCTTGTTGGGATATGACTGTAAGAACGCTTCAAGCAACTCCTCGCGCTCTTTATCAAGTGCTTTGTACTCCTCCATGAACTGCGGCAGCGTCACGACAGGCAAAATGTTCCACTGCCCTGCCCATGGGAACGTGCGCCGCTTGACCCAGTTGCGTACGGTCTGGCGGTGGTTGACTAGTTTCTTGTGTTCCCGGTCACCGGCAAGCAAACGCTTGGCGAACTTGCCCGATTCAGAATCGGCGTTTTTCATTGTGGTGATCTCGTTGCTCACCTCGTCATCGGTCTGTACGCCAGTCCACACGGACGTTCGCACGTTGACCAACACCGCGCAGGTGGACAGGTCGATCAGACTCTTGGGCTTCGATAATTGAATAGACATTGTGTTACTCCTCGTTGTGATTCCACCCATGGGTGGAAAGCGTTGATGGACACTTCAGAATCTCAAACTCCCAGTATTTATAGTATACTAAAGGTTTACGTATAAGTCAAGCAACTAAAGAATGAAAGTTAGTCATGGCGAGCCAATCTTGCAGTACATAGAGCGCATCTTTGCTCCGTCCACCCACGTGCCACGTGGTCACGGCAGTGGCAGGGATGCCATGCTCCTCGCCGCAATACGGCACGCCCACCTTCCAGTCATAGATGGTTACGTCGATGTATCGATCAGCGTCGTAGTCGTGGAAGCGCAGAATCCACTCCGCTTGGGTTTTGTACTCGTCACCCGGCAGCGGCTTGCCAAACAAGCGCACAAGGTCGCCGTATCGGATATTGATCTGGCCTTGGAAAGATGTGCCAGACATTGCAGCGCAGTAGTCTTGGAACGCTTCGACTGATAACACTCGGTTGGTATTTGACATGATTACACCTCGTTGAAATGAAATTGGACATGTTGCTAGTTATCTGCTCAAAACGGATTCACTGGGCGGGGTTGGGGCGGCTCGTCCAGTGGCAGTTCCATCTGCTCCCATCGCTCGTTGAGTTCACGCGCAAAGAGGCGCATGGCCTCCTCACGGGCTTCGTACTCCATCTGCTCCGCTTGCCGTTGCCATGCGGCATCGCTGTCCTGCGCGACCCACCAGTCGGCAGGGATTTCGTTTGATCTGCTCATGTCACACCCCCAAGTCTTTGGCGTATTCATGCAACTCGCCTTCAGTCCAGTTCGAGCGCATTGATGAGTCATACGTCTTGTATCCGTGCCCGTAGAGCAAGATATTCCGCAACTCCGACAGATTCTGACCGCTCGCAAACATGTGGATTTGGAAGTCCACAATTGCCTTGATCAACTCGTCTCGGCTCATGTTTTCTATGCTCATCTCACTAGTCCTCCTTTGTTGTTGATACCCTTCAAGTCATCCAAGTCCGTGACCAAGATGTAGTTTGATTTGTGTAGCGGAACGATGCACCGCACGACTTTGCGAGACTGCGCTTCACCGCACTGCATACACAGGTGGATGCCAAGCGCCCATCGCCTAGCATCCACCGCTTCGCTACACCTCACACAATTCACTTTCCACCCATGGGTGGAAACGCTTGTTGAACTCGCCATAAGTTTGATCTCCCAGTATGGGAATAGTATAGCAAACATGGACGTATTAGTCAAGGGGTAAGAGAACGATAGTTCTGCAAGGGCGGTCGGGTTTGTTCCAGTTGTTCCAGTCTTGTTCCAGTTTTTTGTTTACGTATGCTACGGAATTTGAATTGCGGGTGTGGGGGTGGGGTAGTGTAAGTGATTGAATTTATTAGATAGATAGATAGAAAGTTTATATATATTAGTAAGAAGAAGTGAAAATAGGGGTGTTTGTTCCGTTGTTCCAGAGATTTCGTGAGGATGGGTTGGAAATTTTGTTTTGTTGACACACCGCGCTGCCAACTCTCTCGCGCCAAATTTTCCATGCTCTCCCCCGCCCTGTCCCGAAAATACTGGAACAGTGGAACAAACCCGTTTTTTCTTAATGAAATCAAGCACTTGCGTGTTCCAGTCGATTTTTGAAACTGGAACAAAACTGGAACAACGGCACAAAAACTGGAACAAAACCCCCAAAAAACTGATTAATTACGTAATTAATCATGTGAAAACCTTTCAGGCAATTCCACCCATGGGTGGAAAGTGCAGATAAAATTATGCCGTAATTCCTCAACGCAGAGTTTTGCTCAGCCACGCACGCGCAGCACGCTCACACAAACAAGGAACTGGCATCGAAGATGCCTCGGCTACGCTTCGCGTAGACGAAAAAAAGCCCCGCCCGGCAGAGCCGAGCGGGGCCAGTGAGTGGACGTTGTGTTAGTTCAGAGTCTTCAAGTAGGCCTCTACCTTGGCAAGGTATGCAGCCTCGGCAGACCGGACAACCTCCTCGGGCAGAGCCTCCGGGTTACCTTTGCCACGTTGCACAGTGTGCCGCTTGTCGATACCGGCCAACTGCTGCCGAGTCCATTTCAGCAGGGCAGTCGGAGTGCGTGGCGTACCGGGCAGTCCCTTCTCGCGTCGGGCAATCGTCTCGATATAGGTGTATCGATTCGATGCGTTAGTCTGCACAGCCTTACGCATTGCAGCCACCACCTTGTGACGGCCCGGTTCCTGCTGCTTCAACTGGCCGAGTTGGTGGGCCGTGATGGCCATGAAAACCTCGGCGTCGAACGTGACCACCTTTTTTGCGTCCGCCTTCCTGGCTTCGGCAGGTGTGATCATTTTGTAGGTGTCACCTTCCCGCAGGAAAAACCGCGCCGGGAATTTAGCGACGGCCCGATTAATGAGGCCCTTGCGGATGTCGGCCTCTTCTTGCTCGGTCACCTTCTCGGGAAAGGTAGGCACAATGCCTATAATTTCCCAAACGGCATCAATCAACTTATCGGCTGAGTCGTAAGCGTTCTCTGCAGTCTGAATCAGTTTAGCGTTTGACATGATGTAGTCTCCGATTGTGTGAACGGGTGCGACATTGCAGCCCGTGAGTTGCTTATAGGGTAACGCATTGCATGAATCAAATTCCACCTATGGGTGGAAAGCCTGTTAGGGCCGACCCCACCCACCCGGCACCCCCCGCGCAGGTTTGGGACTCCGGCCAGACCCCTATACCCCTGAATTCACACAAATCACCACACACTTTTCCCCAACTTGACCCCCCACCCCTGCTGTATAGAAACCCACCCCCTTGTTAATTTGGTACCATGCTGTTTTTATATATAGTTATATGGACATGGACGCATTTGTACCTGACATAGAAGAGGGCATACCTCTGCCAAGCAATGCGTTAGAGGCATTGCCGGACTTGACATCGACTGAAGAAATTGAAATGCGTGCCAGAACTATCAAGTTCTTTTCCGACTTGACTGGCGTAGCCATTGAACCTGACAGGGATCAGCAGTTGGTTGCGTCAGAATTGGCGCACCAGATGGTGCATGATCCTAAGATTAGGCATGACTTTGCCAAATACCCTAACGAAACCATAGCCTTCTTGGCTGGTCTGGTTGCCAAAACCAACCACGCCCTCGTTGAAGACTTGGCTACGCTTAAAAACTACGTCATAACGAACCTCGTTAAAGAGATTGAAACGACGAGTGACAGCAAACTTCGCGTGCAGGCGCTGAAAACGCTAGGCGAAGTGGACGGCATTGATGCCTTTAAGAAGCGTAGCGAGGTTACACACATCGTTAAGCCTATTGAAGAAGTCGAAAAGGAGTTGATGCAGGTACTAGAAGGCATCGAATACAGCGTTGTAGGCGATGAGAATGCAGCAGATCACGGCTGAGAACCTGCAAAAACTGCGGCTTGCCCTCCCAACAATGCCTGAAAAGGAGAAACGGCGCGTTGCCGAACTCCTAAAGACCTACCAAAGCCAGATAACTCAAAAATTAGGCAAGGATTCCTTCTTAGACTTCATCAGCCACGTGTATCCGGGCTACAAAGTAGGGCCACACCATCGAAAATTGGCTAGAATTTTCGAGGAAATTGCAGAAGGTAAGAAAAAACGGGTCATCGTCAACATTGCCCCCCGCCATGGCAAGTCAGAGATGATCAGTTACCTCGCTCCGGCGTGGTTTTTAGGCAAATACCCACAGAAAAAGGTCATCATGGCCTCACACACTGCCGATTTGGCGGTGAATTTCGGTCGCAGAGTGCGTAACTTGGTCGGTTCGGAGTCTTATCGTGACATTTTTCCAAACGTATCTCTGCAAGCCGACAGTAAAAGTGCTTCTCGTTGGGGTACGAATTTTAACGGCGAGTATTTCGCTATCGGCGTCGGTGGTGCTCTTGCTGGCCGTGGTGCCGATCTCTTTATTATCGATGACCCACACTCTGAACAGGAGGCTAAGCAGGGTCGAGCGGACGTATTTGAACCCGCATGGGAGTGGTTCCAGTCCGGCCCCGTTCAAAGGTTGATGCCGGGTGGTGCGATCATCGTCGTAATGACCCGTTGGTCTAAGCAAGACCTTACTGGGCGCATCGTTGACCACATGACCCGCGAGGAAGACGCGGAAGAATGGGAAGTGGTCGAGTTCCCAGCCATTTTGAACGATAGACCGCTCTGGCCTGAGTTCTGGGCTATTGAGGAACTGCTGGCCAAAAAGGCCAGTATGGACGTTCGGTACTGGCAAGCCCAGTACATGCAGGAGCCGACCTCGGAAGAGGGGGCGCTGATCAAGCGGGAATGGTGGCAGATGTGGGAGGCGGAGGAACCGCCCCCTTGCGAACATATCATTATGAGTCTTGACGCTGCCCAAGAGAAGACGAACCGGGCGGACTTCAATGCCTTGACCACATGGGGGGTCTTCTTCAACGAGGAGACCAAAAACTACAACGTTATCCTGCTCAACGCCATCAAGCAGCGTCTTGAGTTCCCCGAACTGAAAGCACTCGTCCTTGATGAGTACAAAAGTTGGCAACCGGACTCATTCATCGTGGAGAAGAAGTCTAACGGCGCGGCGCTCTACCAAGAGTTTAGGCGGATGGGCGTGCCCATATCTGAGTTCACGCCGGGTAAGGGGCAGGACAAGATTAGCCGTGTAAATGCCGTATCTGACCTGTTTTCTTCAGGTATAGTTTGGGCGCCTGACCGGCGTTGGGCGCATGAGGTTATTGAGGAATGTAATGATTTCCCCTCTGGCCGGAATGATGACTTGGTTGACGCTACCACTTTGGCTCTCATGAGATTCAGGCAGGGCGGGTTCCTTCGTTTGCCCAATGATGAGGCGGAACCGACGCGGTGGTTCAAGAGTCGTCGCGGTGCTGGGTACTATTAGGAGAATCTAAATGGCCGTCGATAAAAGTTTAATGCAGGCTCCGCAGGGTTTAGAAGCACTTGCTCCCCCTGAGCCGATTGAGATCATGATCGAAGACCCTGAGAGCGTATCCGTCGAGATCGACGGGCTAGTGGTACAACTGGCCAAGTCTGAGCCGCGTGCCGAGGACTTCGATGCCAACCTTGCAGACTTCATGTCCGAAGGTGAATTGCAGAGTCTTGCCTCTGATCTTTTAGGTCAGTACGAGCAAGACCTTTCAAGCCGCAAAGACTGGCTGGATACGTACGTCAAAGGCTTGAAGATTCTGGGTATCCGGTACGAAGAGCGTACTGAGCCTTGGCCCGGTGCCTGTGGTGTATACCACCCGCTCTTGATGGAGTCAGCCGTCAAGTTCCAGTCCGAGACCATCATGGAGACCTTCCCTGCCGCAGGGCCGGTCAAAGCCAAGATCGTTGGTAAGGAGACTCCAGAGAAGAAAGACTCGGCTGTGCGTGTCGCAGATGACATGAACTATCAATTGACTGAGGTGATGAAGGAGTACCGCCCAGAGCATGAGCGCATGTTGCTCAGCATGGCCTTGGCAGGTAACGCGTTCAAGAAGGTGTATTTCGATCCTGCGTTGGATCGTCAGACTGCGATCTATATCCCGGCTGAAGACATCATCGTGCCGTACGGCGCGGCGAACCTTGAGACGGCAGAGCGTGTTACGCACCGGATGCGTAAGACGAAGAACGAACTGATCAAACTGCAGTACGCAGGCTTCTACCGCGATATCGACTTGGGCGACCCGGTTCGCACGATGGACGAGGTGGAGAAGCAGAAGGCAGAAGATCAAGGCTTCTCAGCGACGATGGACGACCGGTTTCAGTTGCTTGAGATGCACGTGAACATCGACCTGCCGGGCTATCCTGATGTCGATAAGGACAACAACGAGACAGGCATTGCACTACCGTACGTAGTGACGATTGAAAAGGGGACGGGGACAGTTCTGGCGATACGCCGCAACTGGCGAGAAGATGACAAACTCAAATCAAAGCGGCAGCACTTTGTCCATTACGGATATATCCCCGGCTTTGGCTTTTATTATTTCGGACTTATCCACCTTATCGGCGGACACTCTAAAGCGGCAACCTCCCTGCTTCGCCAACTTATCGACGCAGGAACTCTTAGCAACCTTCCGGGTGGTCTCAAATCACGTGGTCTGCGTATCAAGGGAGACGACACCCCCATCGCCCCCGGCGAGTGGCGAGACGTAGATGTACCTTCGGGTGCGGTGCGGGACAACATCCTGCCGCTACCGTACAAAGAGCCGAGCCAGACCCTTGTCATGCTCATGGACAAGATGGTCGAGGATGGCCGTCGCTTCGCGGCGGTGTCTGATCTCAAGATCAGCGACATGTCCTCGCAGGCTCCGGTTGGCACCACCCTTGCCGTGCTTGAGCGCGTGCTCAAGGTCATGACGGCGGTTCAGGCTCGTATCTACTACACGATGAAGCAGGAGTTCAAACTCCTTGCGCTGATCATCCGTGACAACACGCCGGAGGAGTATTCGTACGAACCGGAGGTCGGAGATCGCAAAGCCAAAAAGGCTGACTACGATGATGTCGATGTCATTCCGGTCAGTGATCCGAACGCGGCCACAATGTCGCAGAAGATCGTGCAGTACCAAGCCGTGCTGCAGTTGTCGCAGAGTGCGCCAAACATCTATGACATGCAGTATCTGCACCGGCAGATGATCGAAACACTGGGCGTCAAGAACGCTGACAAGATCATCCCGCCCCCGGAGGACGCCAAGCCCAAAGACCCTGTGACCGAGAACATGGACATCATGAATGGCAAACCTGCCAAGGCGTTCATCCATCAGGATCACGAGGCGCACTTGCAGGTACACATGTCTGCGATGCAAGACCCGAAGATCATGCAGATCGTAGGGCAGAATCCGCAGGCGCAGGCCATCATGGGCGCGGCTCAGGCACACATCATGGAGCACGTGGCGTTCCAGTACCGCCGCGAGATAGAGAAACAATTGGGCGCTTCTCTGCCGCCACCGGAAGAGAACGGCCAGCCGACAGAATTGCCTGAAGCCGTTGAGGTTGAGATTTCACGCCTTGCCGCTCAAGCCGCAGCCAAACTGCTCCAGAAGGACATGCAGGAGGCGCAGCAACAGCAGGCCCAGCAGCAGGCGCAAGACCCCATCATTCAGATGCAGCAAATGGAGTTGCAACTTCGCCAGCAGGAACTGCAACTCAAGGCGCAGCAAATCCAGATGGAAGCGCAAAACAAACAGACCGAACTGCAACTTGAGGCTCAACTCAAGCAGGCGGAACTGCAACGTAAACAGCAAGAGATGCAAATCATGGCGGCGACGAAGGCGGATGAACTCGACCTTCGCAAGCAAGAGATCGCCAACAGGACGCAACTTGATGCTGCACGACTCGGTGTAGACGTTCAAAAGCACAAGACTTCGCTCTCTGCCAAGCAGCAAGAGGCGGGCGTGCGGATGGGCATCGACATCGCCAAAAGCAAAGACGCCGCGCAGCAGCGGCAGAAAAGCGCAAAGGAGTAATAAATGGGCTATTCAAACGCGCTGGAGTACTTGGACACCAAACTCCAAGACGAGCGCGCACTGATTGTAGAGACCTTGATCCAAGGCAATTTGGATGAGGGCGAATACAAAAGGTTATGCGGGGCGTTACAGGGTCTCGACCTCGCACGTAACCACATCAAAGACCTTGCAAAAAGGATGGAGGAAGAGTGAGCAGTATTAACGTAGAGAAAACTCAGGAAGAGGCCGCGAAGGCCAAACTCCTGCCTGAGCCGAAAGGCTATCGGATGTTGTGTGCAGTACCGCACGTAGAGGAGGAGTTTGAAGGCGGCATCATCAAGGCCGACAACACCATTCGTGCCGAGGAGCAGACAACCGTTGTCCTGTTCGTCGTCAAGATGGGTGACCTTTGCTATGCAGACAAGGAGCGTTTCCCCACCGGAGCATGGTGCAAGGAAGGCGACTTTGTTCTAACGCGTCCGTACTCGGGCACCCGCGTGGTCATCCACGGCAGGGAGTTCCGCATCATCAACGACGACACGGTGGAAGCGGTGGTTCAAGACCCCCGTGGCATCCGTCGCGCATAGGAGTAAAACATGGCTATTGAACGCGAAGAATTCAAATTTCCTGACGAGGTTTCGGAAGAAAAAACCGAGGCAAAACAGGAAATTGTAGACGAAATTGAAATTAAAATTGAAGATGACACCCCTCCAGAAGACCGAGGCAAGAAGCCCTTGCCCAAAGAGGTCGTAAACGAACTGGAGAGTGATGACCTTGAGGAGTACTCCGATAAGGTCAAGAAGCGCCTCGGCCAGATGAAAAAGGCGTGGCATGACGAGCGCCGTGAAAAGGAACGCGCTGCACGTGAGCGGGAGGAGACCTACCGCTTTGCCCAAACCCAGATGGAAGAGAATCGCCGTCTCAAGCAGCGTCTTGGGGTAGGCGAAAGAGCCTTTGTTAATGAGATGACTAAAGCGGCTAACACCGATTTAGGCGTTGCTAAAGATAAACTAAAGGCTGCTTATGAGTCGGGTGATGCCGAGCAGATCGCCGTCGCGCAGGAAATGCTGACTGATGCAAAACTCAAGTTGCAACAGTTCGCCCGCTTCCAGCCTGCTTTACAACAGCAGGACACAGGAGTACAAGTAAATCAACAGGTACCGACACCATCAGCGTATTCCCCTCCAGTTATCGACCAGAAGGCCGAAAATTGGAAACAAAAGAATACTTGGTTTGGTGTGGACGAGGAGATGACTGCCCTCGCGCTCGGCCTGCACGAAAAACTAGTCCGGGCTGGTGTTGATCCGCGTAGCGATGATTACTACCGCCGAGTTGACGAGACTATGAGGAAGCGGTACCCAGAAGCGTTTGACGACGAAGACGGGGACGCCCCTCAAACGAAGGAGGCTGAAAAGCCTGCTCGCACAAAGCCAGCCAATGTGGTTGCGCCAGTAACGCGGGGAACCGCGCCGCGTCAGGTACGCCTGACACCGACTCAAGTTGCTATCGCCAAGAAATTGGGTCTGAGCAACGAACAGTACGCAAAAGAACTTATGAAACTGGAGGCTAACTAAAATGGCTGAGAATAGACTCGCACGTGAACTCGAAAATCGAGAATCAGCGCAACGTAAAATGGCGTGGAAACCCCCACAGACGCTCCCTGAACCAGAGCCGCAGGATGGTTGGGTTTTCCGCTGGATACGCACCAGTATTATGGGTGTTGCTGACCCATCAAATACTTCCGCAAAATTTCGGGAAGGTTGGGAGCCTGTAAAGGCCGAAGACCAGCCGAAATTGATGATGCAAGCCGACCCGAATTCCCGGTTTAAGGGAAATATCGAAATCGGCGGGTTGTTGCTCTGCAAGGCACCGAAAGAGTTGATGGATCAACGCGATGCGTATTACGCAGAGCAGGCCAAGGCTCAGGTGCAATCTGTAGATAACAACTTTATGAGGCTGAACGATGAGCGTATGCCCCTCTTTACCGA